CTGTTAGCAGCATTGGTAGCTGAGGTAGCTGCACCTGTAGCTGATGCCGCTGAAGCAGTAGCTGAGTCGCTAGCAGCCGTGGCTGAAGAGGAAGCATTAGAGGCCGATGTAGCAGCATTGCTTTCGGAGGTTGAGGCATTGCTGGCGCTAGTCGAAGCCTCTGATGCTTTAGTCGTTGCCGTAGAAGCGCTGTTAGACGCACTGGTTGCGCTTGTAGCGGCTTCTGAGGCTTTAGTAGTAGCAGTGGTAGCACTGGCAGCGGAAGCCGTCTCAGAGGCTCCTGAGGCTGTCTCAGAGGCACTGGCTGCTGTAGCACTCGTAGCAGCGTTTGTAGCACTGGTGGCTGCATTAGTCTCTGAGGTTGCTGCGGCAGTTGCTGAGTTCTCTGCTGCTGTTGCGTAGGCTGCAACACCTGTGGCGCTGTTAGCTGCGTCAGTAGCAGATGTGCTTGCTTCAGCCGCTTTAGTTGTAGCAGTAGTTGCAGAGTTAGCTGCCTCTACAGCACTAGCAGCTGCATCACTTGCTTTCGTAGTAGCTATGTTAGCTTGGGCTGTAACAGCAGATATGGTAGCGTCCGTGTTGGAATCGCCTGCACCACCGTCACCTCTAAATATAGCCATTGTAGCTCCTACGAAAACAAGAGAGAAAAGAAAAGGGAAAGGGGACTCCGAAGAATCCCCTTAGTTGTACTAGCTTATAGAACAGCCAGTACGAAGCCTGCTTCTGGACGCATTACTTGACAACCGTAAAGCGTATCAGCAGTGTATAGAGTACCCAGGAACTCCTGCTTGTACTGAGTCTGAGAACGTACAGCCTGCTGCTCTGCAAGAACGTTGGTGTCCTTGTGGATCAGCTGAGCGCCACGAACGCCTGACTCAAGAGTAGGTACGTTAGTAGAAACGAATACGTCTACGCCGTACAGGTTACCAATCTTGCCAGTCTCTACGCTCTTGCCATTAACAAAGTCAGTAGAGGTGTAGCGATCAATACCCATGATAGCGTTACGCAGTGAAGGAGGAACAACGAAGCTACGACCGTCCATAGGAACGTCAGCGTCATCCATCTTCTGGATCAGACCACGGAATACTGCATCGCTGAAAGCGCCAATGTCAGCAGTACCGTCAGCGTCATAGGCTTCCAAAGCACCAGAAGTAGTGTTGATCTGGAAAGAAGCACTGGTGACCCAAGAAGAACCGTCGCCGTCGCCGAAAGACTTACCCAGAGTAAACAGATCGTCGTCTACCTGCTTAGCCAGACCATAACCAGCGTCGCCAGTGTAGAACTGACGCAGAGAAGCCAGAGCCTGTACTTCGGTGATGTCTTCAATCAGACGAGAGAACTCAAAGTGCTTGTTGATGTTAATCAGAACTTCTGACTCAACAGAGTTCTGGATAGTTACGGCAGTCTCTGCAACTTTAGCGTGAGCTGAACCACGAGTAGGCTTAGGTACGTGGATGGTGTCGCCTTTCTTACCAGTCATGCTCATCTTCTTGACGAGGTTAGCTAGTACGAGGTTGCTCTTGTATGCAGCAATTACTTCGTCACTCCAGATTTCTGGGATAAACTTAGCTGCGCTAGTGTTGTCTACTGCTCCGCCCATATTGGGATATACTGATGTAGCCATGATAATACTTCCTTAAAGAGATTTAGTTTCTGACTCTCCCTTCTTGGTATGCTTGCATGATCTCGTCAGACAAAGACAAATACCTATCAGGGTCGGTCTGCATTAGTTTAATAATGTCTGAGCGTCTATAAACTTTACGACTTGCTGCTTCACCACTACCTTTAGCATTACCTGCTGAGGCGTTCTTAACTGCGGTTTTGCGACTAGCCTTCTCATTGGCTACAGTCTGTCCTACTACCTGTTGACGTTCTTTCCACGTAGTGAAGAGTTCATCAGCAGCTTCGTAGTCGTACTGCGTGTCTGCCTGTGCAAAGAGCTGTGTACGAATCTTTGATCCCTTAATCCACTCAACAAACTTACCATCTTGTAGAATCTCTTGCATGTCAGGGTGACGTTGTTGCAAGTGAGACTGCGCTGTTTGCTGCTTGTACTGCTGAGTTTGTGCTTCAGCAGCTTTGATTGAAGGATGATTCTTAATCGCTCTCTCGACTGCCTTGTCGGGATCAGAGAAAAAGTCTATTTCTTCTTCAGGTTCTTGGGTTGCTGGGGTGTTGTTGTCGAGTTGTGTCTGTATGTAGTTGTCTACTACTGACCGAAGTTCCCCTACTTCGCTGCTTTGGCGGCCTAGTAACTTCTCAGCCTCCTGGTGCATCCGTACAATTTCAGCTGTTGACTTTCCTTGGTACTTCTCAGGGATTTCTTCTTCTTGAGGAGTCTCCTCTACTTGAGGTTCCTCTTGAATTTGATTTACTTCTTCTTCAGTTTCAACGTCTTCTGGACGCTCGTCTATTAGTGTTGCCATTATTAAACTCCGTGAGTATTCTCATTATGGAGGTGTATTATGCAGGGCTTCGGTTAGGAGTTGGCCTTGCGCTCTTGCTGCAGTTTCTGTGCTCTGTTCTTTTCCCATTGCCTGGTAGCACCCATAAAATCACCAGAGATAGGGTCTAACTTACAGCGCACAGCACTTACAATTTTTCTTGCAATCTTATCGCAGTCTAAGCAGGGGATGTGGGTACACTCAGAATCTGTGTAGCGTTCATTCGTGTGTCCATCCTCGCAGCGATACTCGTAGATAGCTCTCATTAGCCAGCTTCTACTTCTTCTTCTTCCTGCATTGCTTGTTCTTCAGCTGCGTCGATTTGAGCTTCTAGGTTCAGCAGGTTAGCTATAACAGCGAGTTGGCCTTTACGGAAGTGCAGGTCTTCGTTGTCTTTGGCAGCTTCTACTGAGTTGATTACGAACGCATTAGAGTTAAGGTCTTCCATTAGCTGCTTCCAGCCGTCTGTTGCAAACATATCTCTAATGTTACGGTAATATAGCTCAAGGTCTTTATCAATCATACTGTTTCTCCTATTAGGACAGCGTTGTTTATATTAGTCTTACATAGTTATTATAACATAAAAGCATAAGAAAGTCAAGCATTATTTCTTCTTTTTACTTGACTTCTGCTCAGTTTTGTTGTATATGGCGTCCCAATTGGCTGCAAACTTCTTCTGGTCTGTCTTGCGCTGGGCACTTCCTTTGCCGCCGTGTGTCTGGCCCTTCATCGTTTCTTACCCTTATGTAGGCCATGCTTGGCGTGCTGCTTGCCTTTAGCGGTAGCTTCCTTCTTCTTTCTAGTAGCAGCCGCTAGTTTCTTCTTACCTGCTGCTGTGGACTTCAGCTTACTAATTGTCTTAGAAGGTGCGTAGACCTCTCCAGTCTTACCGCTAGGCTTACCAGAGGGTGTACGCCACTTCTGCTTAGTCCACTTCTTTAAAGACTTCTGTGATTCTTTTAGAGCCATTACTTATAGCCTCCGCCTTTTGCCTTGTACTCCTTGGCTAACATCTGAGCTTTCCTAGCAGACCATTGACCAGCGTTACCACCTTTAGTACCTGCTTTGATCTTGTTAAACAAGTTCTTTCGCATGGTGGGCTTAGTGTAGTTCCCTGCTTTGTTTACTGTAGACTTCTTGGCTGGCATACTACTTACCTTTTTTAACTGGCTTCTTCTTAGGCTTCGCCGCTGTTTTCTTCTTAGGTGGACGACCTACTTTACTACCGTATGTACCTTTACCGTATGGCATAGTATTCTCCTGTTATATCTATATGTTGTATATGCACAGTAAAAGTGTACATTTAAGACACTTTTGTGTACATATTAGTGTACATTTAAGACACTTTTGTGTACATATTAGTGTACTACCACTTGCTCTTGTTGGCCCAATAGGCCGCTGACATCTTACCTTTGGCAATGTTCTTGCCGTGTCGTGCTTTAAAACTAGCACGTTTCTTCTTCATTGCTTCGGACTCTCCCGCTTTAGGTTTTCCTGCGGTCTTTGCCCCCTGTTCTCCATACCTAATCGTCTTGACTTTGTCACCTTCTTTTGCCACGACAACATGACTTTTCTTTGGGTGATTAGGGGTACGCTTCGGCTTATTGTATCCACTGACTCCAGCCCTAGCTAGTCTTGGGTCTTTTTTTGCTGGCATTCTTAGCTCCTGTTTCCGCTATTTGTTTCTCAAGTTGTGCAATCTTCTTAAATAGTTCCTTAAACTGTACATTTACTTGAGCTACTACGTGTTCTAAGTCTCTATTGCTGACCATTGGGCGTCATTCCTTGTGGTTGTGGACGAGGTGCTGCTGACGTAGGCTGTGGAGCCGCCTGTTTAGCAACATTTTCCTCTTTAACGGCTACTTCACGCTCTTTTAGCAGCTGTTTAGAGATTTCTAAGCGTCTCTGGAACTCTTTATCGTCTGCATCACCCTTGTCTAGGTTAGTTGTAACAGCTTTTATGCGGTCAATCTCCAGTTCTTGCGGTATAGCCTGTGCTTCAATGGCAATCTTCTGCGCTCTAGCTTGCGACTCAGCAGCTTGGCCGTTAAGTGCAGCAGTTTGTGATGCCTGGAAGGCCATTTGACCCTGTTGAGCCATCTGTTGAGCCTGCTGAGCTTCTGGGTTAGGCTGATTAGCCTGCTCAAGAGTAGCAATAAGCTCTTCACGGTTAGACAGGTTCATGTTGTCAATGATAGACATAACCAGCTTAGGATACATTGGCGTGTCTGGTGACATGGTTTGTAGCAACTGCACAAGCTGTGTAACTTCGTACTCACGGGCAATGATGCCTAGTGCGCTAGAGGTGTGGAACTTGTAGTCAGCTACTGGATACAGCTCAGGCTCAAACTGCATATAGCGCCAAGCAGTCTTCTGTACGAAAGGAATCAGGAAAGACTCTTGGAAGTTGATTAGTGTACGCTTGTGGCGCTTGATGATAGCACCTAGTGACATAGAGACACCAGCAGCGGTAGCGTCGCCGTTGATAGAGCCAGAGATACCAGCACTGTCAATAGCGCCTGTAGCAGTCTGTACCATAGTCTGTAGCGACTGAGCCTGTGCAAAGGTAATCTGGTTAACATTACCGAAGTTAAAGGGC